TCAACTGTTGAGGCGTAATACCTTGTGTATTGAAAAAATCAATCTTTTCGTATGGGCCGTAAGTACTCCAATCTCCCGGTAATTGAATTGCCATGATTTGCTCTTTTTACTGGGTAAGGTCGTAAAACGAAATACTGCCAACACCATCGCCAAGCGTTGCGCCAGAAACCGTTCTGACCGCCAAGGTGTAAATATCACTAACACCAGCCAAGGATGCGCCTAACTGTAGATCCCAGTTATAACCTGTAGCAGAGCTTGTTTGACTTACCCCGGCGCTACCCGTGTTTGTGACGTAATCTGTCTGGACAATCGTTCCAGCCGTTGCAATAGCCGTAGCAGCTACATCATATTCAACATTAGAGTCAGAAGGTACAGTCGTCCACGAAGCACCTGTAAGTACAGGGTTCTTCATCAAAGCTACTTCGTAATTCTGGTTCGTGGTCGGGAGAAACTGAACCCTGTTGGGAAGAACTACCGCACCCGTCCGCCCTGAAGCAAACCTGATAGAAACAATTGGAAAGAAGTTTGCTGCTGTGCTGATGTTATTAAAGATCGTCGTACGACGCGCCACATGATCAATAGACGTTTGCTCAAAGCCACCCTCTGAAATCACCGAGCAGCAGATAGCTTTCATGCTTGCGGCAAGATCGGTGGTTGACGTTATTTCATATCTCACAGGTAGAATGGCCGTGGTCATGTAGACGTTGGTAATCTCGTTGGCATTATTAAAGGTGTGGCAAACAATATACTGACCGTTAATAATGAATCCACATCGAACCGACCCAACTCCTAACCACTCAAAATCCATCCACAGAATCTGAGCTTTAGAAGGATCAAGCGTTAACCCCGAAGCGCCTGTGCCATCTAATTTATCGCCGTTCCATGAGGATTGATTAACTGTCCTAGCATCTGAGGGCGACCCACTTACTGACGAGCGAAGCACAAAAGAATAGGTACCGTCCACCCTTTGGAAGAAAACACCGTTGCTCGTATTAAAGTAACCCACCCGCTGCGTGAGGTTCAAACTCTGGCTGCTGTCCATCACGAACGTCGCTAATACCAAAAGACCTTTTCCCGGCTGATATGGGAAAGACCGATAAGACTGACGCACCACCGAACCAACGCCCGCGCCAGTAACTTCCATCTTGACCGCAGCTTCGTCAGATAAAAACGATGTCGTACCTGTTCCGGTAGTTGCTACATCAAACTGATTATCCGCAGCGTAGCGATTCTGACTATCAAATAAGGTATACGGCTGACTAACACGCTGCCTACCAAACGCATCAAAGTATGTGCCGGGGAATGTTACCGGTAGCGTTGATGTGGTTGCCATAAGATTTGCCAAAAAATTATCCAGCCGATTAAAGTACAAACGCAAGACGTTGCTGTATTGGTCTTGGTAAAAAGCCGAATATTCAACCGGTGCCAAAGGAAGACTAGGCGCAACAACTTTATTGAACTCATAATCAGTAGTAACAATCAGTGTCATGCGCCTCGTCCTGTTGCCCGCCCGTCCTGCCTGATGTCGATTCTTGGTGAACCTAACTGCCAAGTACATCCCAGTTGATTGGATTCAACCTTAAAGATCATTTGCCTACCACGAACCCTCACATAAACCTGGCCCGTGAATTGCTCAATCGTTGACGTGGAAGTCCTGACAACAGAGGCTGATGACGATCCTGAATTAGACTGAGGATTGTTATATCCAGATCCAGAGTTCATCATTGGAATCAAGGTCATGGTCACCGCAGGAGACGATGCTTCTGATCCGTCAAAGGTAATGTCAGGCAGAACCCTGTACACATAACCTAATGAGTGACCATCCTGAATATCAAACTCGGCCGATTCAATGTAAGCATTAATAGCTGCGGCGGTTCCTGTTTCGTTGTCATCAACACCGCGCTCATGGTCTACGATGTTGTAACTGTACGTTGCCGCCTGTGGGTACTGACGTATGCCCGAATCGCTCCAGGCTGTTCGTGCCATCGTGCCGTAGTACCAAACATTCTCGGCATAGTTGTACACCACATACCGGTTAATGGTTGTTGAATCAGCCGAGCAATAGAACCACCAAACCTCATTGAAACCTTCATTGGTACCAGCAAAGATCTGGAAGTTTTGGTAACGGTTTATATCATTAAAGATATATCTTCTGAGGTCACAGTTAAGCGTTTGTACTCGCCCGTTATACAGGTAGAACTTATCTACGCCCATCCAGTACGTCACACCAGATGCAACAGCCGTGGCATTTGGTCCTGCTATGGAGGTATTGTCTGCAAGAATCTGAGATCCCCAGACCAGCGGCGCACCAAGGTATTGAATAGAAAATAGGGCTGAATCGGTCCACGCAAGAATCTCTTGGCGCTGCTGCTGGACAGTAATGATCTGTGAGCCGTGGGATAAGCGTAATGAACCAGCCGTATTAGCTGATACAGGACGCCAATCTACCAACGATTCCTGATCGCACCAGCGAATAAGCATGGGGTCTGCTACAGAAGAATCGTAGTCATTACACCCAAAGACCAGCAAATACCGCAGTGCATCAGATACTAATAGGGAGTACTGAATCTTGGGTACATCTTCAAGCACCATCGTCTGTGTGCCTGACTGAGTACCCGATGTGGTGATTAAAGCCCCGGCCGGTGTTGCCGAAAGGTTTGCCGTAAGCCCTGCGACATTCCTTAGATAGTACGTTGTCCCTGCTGTTAATCCAGTTGGTAAGGCACCTGTGGTTTTAAACGATACCGCTGTGCCATCTGACAGAACAATACCAAATGTCACAACACAAGGATTGGCTATAGTCAGGGTAACTGTGCCACCAAGACTGCTTAACGCTACACCACGGCTCGTTAAACCTGTTGTTGCATCCCAGTAATAAAGCCCTGCTGCTCTAGGCCCAAAGACAAGATCTTCGCCCCAGTTATTGGCATTCCAAATCCTTAATGGATCTGTGACGGTTGGTGTAACACCCCATGATCCACCGCCCCATGCACCAGCACCCCAGCCTGTAAGCGGAACCTGGGCAATACCAGGGCCAGTATTAACTTGAAACGCACCAAGCGAACTACCGCCACCATTACCAACATCTGATGCATTGGATGTGACCGGCGCACCTGTGCCGGGATCTAAGGCTACAAAAGTAAACGTATTAGCTGTTGGTACGGATGCAATCTGATACTGCTGATTTAAAACTGCCGCTGTGATGTTCCCGCCAAGACTTACCGCACCGGAGAAAGTGACAAAATCTCCTGTAATCGCACCATGACTAGCTGATGTAACCGTGATGATGGATGAAAAAGGAGATACCGTGACGGCTGAAAAGGTTACTGATTGAGTAACGCGAATGGGCGTTATATCGAAATAAGCGCCGCCCTGTTCAATGTAATACTTTAAGTTGGTACCAACGCCAAGAAGATTTGCAGCGCCTAACGTTACCCAATTCCATAAGGACCGGCAGACACCCAAGAAGGTAGCCTGCGAGATTCTTACCCAGCCGCCAATCTTTTCTGGAGTGCCTTGACGAAAACGAACCTTGTCGCTAACATACCAACCGTTCTCATTTGTATAACGAGTGTTTTCTTTGTTGACCCCGGGCTTATATAAGATCTTGGATAATGGCACGGCTCACCTCATCAACGCAGCTTCAGCCGCACGGCGGCGGGTAAGTCCGGGGAGAACTCTTCCGGCAGCTTTATTCCACAATAAACATTGATCGGCTGCACCATCCCAATCCCCCGCATCAATACGCTTCTTGAACGTGGAAACCCGATAGTTCCCTAAGCCACAATTGTATGCCCAGCTTGTCACTGCGGCAATGCGGCGTGGAAAAGCGTTTACCAACTTGGGGGAGAGTTTAAACAAGCCACGGACAAAATACTCAACATGATGGTCAAGCGCATCTTCACACTGCTGCATGGTCCAAATAGTTCCAGGCTGAATCTCTGGCCCTGTCGCCCCCCAACCAATCGTCCAAGGATGCCCACGGGTTCCGGGATCAGGATAAGCAGTTACTCGTCCATCAGGCAAACGCTTTGCCAACCCTTCAAAGGGTTTGATGAAAACATCTTTGCAAAGCTGCTTTGCCTCATCGTTCATTTCTGATATTTTTCTATGCTACGCCCAACGAACCAAAAACTTATAACCATCGAAAATAACCCAAAGTCATCTTCATCCCAAACCTTGGTTACAACTTCCATCCAGTTCGCACCCGTCTGATACGCCATAACAAGCGCAGCCGCCTTGACTGCCGCGTACATAAAAAAGAGACTCCAAGTAATACCCGGACGAACAAGGGCTGAGATAGCAGCCACAAACCAACCCGCTGCTTTAGCCGTTTCAGCTTGCTCTTGAAACGCAGCTTTAATGGTATCCATTTGCTGGATGCTGTAGTCAACATACTTCTCCTCCATCTTGAACTCGCCTCGCATCTTCTCAAGGTCAGTCTGGAGTTGGAACATACTCAATTCATGCTGGCGTTCATTCTTCTTATCGAGAAACTTTAAGACTTCCGGTGCAAGCCTGAACAGACCACCGAATATGGAACCAAGAAGACCGCCGCCGAGTAACTCAAACATTTATTTCCCCGAAGCCGTAACGACGTCCTGGCCCTTCTTAACCGTGACTTTGCTGCCTTCAACATCCACTTGCATGGGTTGCTCGGCACGATCAAGCTTATCAAGACGATGGATAAGATCCTTGATAACTTCAAACTCTGGCTTTTCTTGCTTCGGTGCGGTGCCTGCAATGCCATTGAGCATCTGTATAAGCGCAGTTAGCGAAGCGCCAAGAAGTCCCATGACCGCAGCTATCTTCTCGCCCTCTAAGAAAAGGGATGCGCCGACACCCACGAGTACGATGAGGAAGATGTAAAGAAGCCCGTCCTCGCCAATCGCTTTACCAGCAACTTCTTTAGCAGAATCTTGGGCCTTAAGTTCCTCTAGCTTGATCTTAGCTTGCGCTTTGAGAACCGCTAGTTCGTGGGTTTTATCGTCCATGATCGTTACTGCGGATCAGCCTTGGGTTCCTCTGGCTGCAACTGCGCTACAGCCTGAGATTTGATCTTCTCAAACAACGGTGCTATTTGCTTATAGGGCAGATTCCCTAGCGCATCTAATACCGTGTTGACTTCATCAAGTGTGAGATCAAGCTTGAGCGGGTTCATTGACTTTCCACGAAGTG